CGGGCGCTTGCTTAGCGGCTTCGATACTGTGTCTTTCTGAGCGATACCCGGACGTTATGGTGAACGGAAACCCGCACTTTTCACGGAGCTCATCAAGGCTATGTATAAATTCGGGTAACATTTCGTTCTCACCCGTTTCTTGACAATCAAACTCTGAAATATCGAAATACTTAAACATCACTCCTTTTTCCCCAAGAAAAGCCCAAATGCGCCAGTCAGCGCACCTGTCATTACCGATACCAGAGCAGCCTGCTCTGGGTTAGGGTCAGGCAGGCCCATAAACCACTCTACTGTCCTGTAAGTCATCACGATCATTGCGAACATCAAAATACGCGGAACAACCCGCCACGCGTTTAGCTCTTCTGGTGTCATTTCTCTCTTTGGACCCCCTTCATCTTTTCGTAAGTACGAAGCCCACCCAACCCGAGCATGCCCATCAGCACAGTCATAAGACTTTGCATGTCAAAAGTCGGCAATTCAGGCAAATCAGACCCCATGTATGCAGTTACAAACAGAGTCACTGGGAGCCCCAGGAAATGCCAAAACAACGCTAGCCCGCACGTCCAGCCCACGAAAGGACGCCACCCCGCCACAAACATAGACTTATGCGCCGCTTCTGCCTTATTGACCTCCAGTTGCCCTTTCGCCAGCTCGTGTGCATGACGCTCTGACATGGTGGCAATCTCATGGGCAAGTCGGTTGCGCTCATCCGCGTCTGGGATGAACTTGTCCAGAAGTCCGGTAACTGGTCCTATTAGAGCGTCTAACATCCTTGTCTCCTACAGCTGGCTATATATAGGTATTAGTCGGTTACCCAGAGTACGGTCGACGCGCCAGCCATTCTTAAACACCTCTTCGATCGTCTCAGCGGTTGGGCCTAGCAAGCTAAAGATTGCGGAGCCGCCCCACTCTGAATTTTGATGCGCCATCTGAGCCATGCTGAGCGGCCCCAGGAATCCTGATTTCTCGATAATCTCAAACCAGTAGTCGTCCCAGTCCATCTTGTCTGACCGGAAGTACTTTTGATCCGCTTCGACACCCGGTAGTAGCCACGCCAGCCCGTTTTTGGCGTACTCACGAAGCTCCATACCCAACATTGCGAGTGGCATGGTGGCAACTGCGGTGAGCAGGAGCACAGAAGCAACGGCAGTTAGCTGCGCCATCCCTGTCGTCGTTTCTGTACGCGCCTCTGCTTCGCGCAGTACCCCGCCCATGATGGTCTTGTAGTAGCTGTAGAAGTAACCCTTCAGCTGCCAAACCAGTGCCCAGCGCGGATCTGAGGCCCATACAGGTCTCTCTGCAGCGTTGGGACGCATGATGGATGACTCTACAAAGCGGGCTAATGCGTCTCGAACCTTTACGCCCTCGGGGGTATCGAAGCTCCTGTTTTCATTCCATGCGAGCACTTCTTCGGCAGTAACTCCCAGTTCTTGCAAGTATCTTGCAGAGTTGGGGTTATTAAATTTGTTACGAGCGTGGTTCAGTAAAAACTGCACGCCCATGTTAGATGCGAACTCACGGCTAAACTTAGTAAAAAAATCCAAACCGATAAGACGGAAGTAGCCATCTGACAACTTGCGGACCATGGGGTCCATGTAGTCCTGCTCCGCTTGGGTCACCCACGCGTTGGCGACTGTTTCGCTAGTAACGACCCCTATGTCCCTGGCAAGCTGCTCTGCTTCTTGCTTATTCTTAATGGTAGCGGCTATCTGCTTGAAGCCCGTCCACAGACCGCTAAAGTCCTTGTGGTTGATGATTGGTCCTGCCAGATCAGGCAGAGAGGCGATTGTGGCGAACGGCAGGATCGTTACAAATTGTAGGAACTGGCCCCAGCTGTTTAGCTTTCGCATCCACGGAGCAATAGGCTCTTTTTGATAGCCGAGGTAAGAAGCAATTACGTCTTCGGCCGTCTTGCGGTCTTCGTCTGACAGCTCTGCCAGTCTCTCTCGCAACGCCTCTGGCCCACCTGTCGCTTTGTTGAACTCGACGCGTTTAATTACGTGGCGCATGTAATCGATAAACGCTGCGTCTGGAGAGTTTACAAAGTCGCCCAACAGCTCCCTGTCAATGTTAGCGGTCAGCCTAATAGTTTGCTCTACCGCTGCCGCCGGGTTTGTAGGGTCGATGGCGGTCTCTTCTTCAATTGACTGGCCAAGCTTCACAAGGCGGTCGATCGCTGCGTCAATAGTCTTTGGGTCGAGATCTGGGTCGTTATTTAGTAAAAGCTGCTTAAATTCAGCGCGACGTTCTGTGATCTCAAACAAGTTTAATGAGACTGGGAAGTAGTCTAGGCGCTTGCCGATACCTGTATTGCTAGGCTCGATGTACTCGTCGTAGAACGCCTCTAGGTAGTCACGAATCTGTCGCGCTACGCCAGTAAGCTCAGCAGTTGGAGTGCTAGCAAAAGCTGCTGTAAAACCGTCTTGAACCTCTTGCGAACTCATATCGCCAATCTCGCGCTCAAAACGATTCTTCCAACGAGCAATTGTAGTGTTAGTGGCGCGAAGGAACCCAAGCTTGCCGCGACCCGCCAGATCCTGCGCTCGGACGTAGAACATGTCTGCAATCTCGTCCCCCGCTACTCTACGGAGAATGTTGTCTGCGGGAAGTAACAGACTTCGGATTGCACCAGCGAGGTTGCTCTTGGTGGCCTTTTCGTAAGCCCGTGCAGTAGAACGAGCTCCAGGCGTGTTTTGCACCTGCTCGACTATGTCGGGGACCATCGTTTGTTGCATCGTCTGCGTATTGGCCTCGGCGCTATGACGTGCTGCCGCATCCAACGTACCTTCTATGTACTGCTCAAACGTCTCGTTGACCATGTCGTAGTTAGCAAAGCGGCGCTTGAAGTTGACTCGCGTGATGCTGTTAAACAGATCTTTCAGGCGTCTCGCCAACTTCTTAAAGTGACGCTCCGGTAGGTTACGAGCCTGTCGGTTGATGTACTGCTTACTAGCCCAACGAGCCACTTGATCGGCGTACCATTCTTCAAAGCCGTTCTCAAACCGCTCGTAAGAGTCGTATTTTTTGTTGGCTTTATAAGCAGCTTCCAGACGAGACCGCAAAGCCGGATTTGCCATCGCTTTGGCCTGCTCTTGCCGAAATAATGCGTGTCCAAGTTCATGAGCTAAAACCAATGCGTCCTGCATGGAGTTGCCGGTCTCTTTGACGACGATGGTGTTTGTTTGACGGTCGTAGTACCCAAAAGCTGTCGACCGCTCAGTCAGTAGGCGACGCATGTTGAGGATTGCAGCAGCAACTGGAGGCGCGTACCGACTCCGTACTTCGGCATCTGACATGCTCTGCAACATAGAAAAGCTGACAATCAAGGGCCGCTCATCCAGGTTAAGACGGGACTGCAGCTCGTCGTGTACGCCCTTAACGATCGGGTCACTTTCCCAAGTAGCCGTTGGACGAGAGACGCGCGTGGGTTCAAACTCAGGCCCCTCCTGTTCAGGAGCGCGTTCGTCAGCACGGGTCGGTATCGGCTGATTGACGCGAGCGCCGGTAGTAGGGGCCGGACCTGTGCGTCGATCTGGATTACCGCCAAACGCTTCGTCGCGAGTGGGCTCCTGAAGAGATACCTCCTCGGTCTCCATCTCTGTACTAGCGGCCCGCTGCGCTATATCGTTGGGATCTTCTTCCGCTACGTTACGAGCGTCTATTTCGGGATCAAAATCTCGGCGCTCGTCTATCGGACCCACGTCGCTAACGGTTTCTCTTACTTCAGACGCAAGCTCGGCACCGCGCGGGGTGCGGTTCATCATGAAGTTAATGTCTTGAGGCTTGCCGTTTACTATCGCAGCCGTGACAGGCTGGCCGCTAAACTGACCGTTGGAACCGTAGTTAGCTTGGTTGAGCAGGCTAACTCCGTTGGCGTCCTGCAGGTCATAGCCCTCAAGAGCAAGATCAGCGAACATCTCTGACAAACCAGCCCGCTGTGCGTTTAGATACCCGCCACTTCCGGTATATTGCGTACCCTCGCGTCCTTCTACGAGGAAGCGTCCAGCATTTACCAAAGAAACAAGGCTGATCTCAGCAGTAGTTCCATCCGGTCTTACAAGAACTGCGTTCCGAAACTGCTTTGGTGCTCCCTGCGCGTAACCAATCTGCCGCTCAAGAAACTGTTGTAGCGGGAGGCGCTCAATTTTCCCGTCGCGCTCAAAGCGGTATAACTTGTCAAAATCCTGCCGAACAACTTCAAACTTACCGTCGCGCTCAACAACTGACACAATCGAACTTGGGTTAGCTTTCTGCTCAGCAACCGCTGTTTCAAGCAGCTTCTGCGAAAATTGCCCTACACGGGAGTCGTTGCCAAACTCGGTAACGAACGCCTCTCTCGCTGCCTGCTCGCCGGGGAACAGATCGCCCTCTTTACGCGGCGTGTAGCTAGCGACAATAGTCTCTTCTGCGTCTACTATTTGATCGGGATCGCCCTCAAACGCTTCGCGCACGTCATCAGGGATATCCATGGCGCGTGGTGCTTCGTCCTCAAGCTTACGCTTGCGGGTTTCGAGGGCTTGGTCAGCAGATATGACACGGACGCCAGCAGAACCAAGTGGCGACAAACCTGCCGCGTTCTCTTGCGCTGCTCCTAGATTTGCAGCTGTCGTTAGCTCAGCGGAGACGACGTTCTCATTAGCGTCAAGGGCTTCGACGACCAGATCCGCGCCGTCTACCTTTGTTGATGTATATCCAAGAGCTTCAGCCAGTGATTCTTCACTAGCGCCTGACTTGACCACTTCATCAGCAAGCTGTTCGCTCTTGGTGACGATGGTGCCGCGTCCTGGGACGTACCGCGCATGGAAGACTTTGTCGTTAATGATGTAACGACCGTCCTCGGGGAACTGCTCTTTTCCTTGCTCTCCTGCAATCCAAACAGCCTTCTTGGTGCTATTTGAATCGTGGATAGCGTCGAGCTGGGCATCGAGATCTGCTTTCGGCTCAGGGGTGGTTACTCCCGCGTCGGTTTCACCAAACTGTTCCGCGTTGATCTCTTCGTCAACGCGTTGTTCCTGAGCTTGATTTAGCCTCTCTCTGGCTTTGTCAAAGATACGCTTAGACTCACCAGCGGCAGCGCCTAATGTACCACCCGCTGCTCCAGCGGCTTTACCACCTAGGAAACCGGCAAACGCCGATTCTGCTAGACGCAGAGCCGCCTCTTCCCCAGTGAAGTCGTCATCGAGGTCGAACCTGTTAGCTACGCTAATACCTTCTTGCACAAATTCGGTTGTGCCTTCGATTGCCCCACCCTTCAGAGCAGAGCCAGCGATGTCGCTAGCGAGGCGATTAAAGATGCCACCTTCCTTGGCAGCGCGTTTACCGGCCACGTTCCCGACCAGCTTGAGCAAAGCGACTTCGCCCAAAACTCCAACGGCAGCTTGTGGTGCGCCCACTACTGCTGCACGGAATGCCTGCATTGGATCTAGCTCCTTGCCGGAATCCAAGGCTTCAGACAGGTTGCTGCCTGACAGGGGTACATACTCAGACGTAAAGGCACCGCCCAACGCTCCGCGCCGGAAGTACTTATACATTTCGTTTGCAAGTTGAGTCTCGTCAGGAGTAGCAACGCCCTTTGCTGTTTTTGACAATGCGTCACTAACAACTCGTTTTGCCGCGTTGCGGCCTGTTGCTGACAAGACCCCCCGCCCAGCTACTGCGGTGATACCACCAATGCCTGCTCCCGCTATGGTGGAGACAGCGGATGGTGTGATCTGACCTACTGCCTTGACGGACTGCGTGAGGAAGCCTTCGAAGGTTGGCTGATCCAAAAATTCTTCAAAAGACTGAATGTCCCCCATGAGAGATGAGGTGTATTCCTCAGTCTGACGGGCATCTGCTATGTTAGCGGCGGCAGCTTCATCTGCCCCGACAAGCGTTTGAGCAAGCGCCTGGAAATAGTCTACGTCGGCAGCTAGCCCTTCTGCGCCGCTTTGAACGGATCGGGCAAAAACCTCCGAAAGAGGTATGTCGCGCTCGACTTCCGCCATTTATTAGTCCCTACCACGATTAGCAACTGCGGCCATTACCAATATGTCGTAAAGCGTTTGATCCTGATCCTGTATCGTTTTGGCCTCTACAGACTCATCCAGCTTCATACCGGCAGAATCGGTAAACCAGAAACCCCGCAGCTTCGGTGGATTATCATTAGTAAAGTCGCCCTTAACACGGCTTAGGTCGAAATCAGTTTTAGAAACATTTTCGCGATCAATATCACCACGGAATATAGATAGGAACGACTCAGACAACCCGCCCTCTTCCTGCGCCGCATAAGACGCAAGAATTTCTGATACGACGGGGTTTAATGCCCTTATATAAGCGCTTTTCACATAGTCCGGCGCATTCTGGTACTCGTTGAGGTACGGAGCGGCCTGAGTGTTTAAGAAACGCATTGCGTCTTCGAAGCTATCTCCGTCTCCAGCGTCCTTAATCTTGCCCCACTCTTTCAACATTTCAGTACCAGCGTTGCTAGCTGCTTGTACATCTTCTTGGAAGTCGTTAGTCAGGGCTCGTCGTAGCTCAGCAGCACGCAGGTCTGCGTTTTGTCGCTGTACGCCCAGCGTTGCTGCGTCAGAAGCGGACATTGACGCTGTGCCGGTCTCAAAGATGTTTGCCATCTGCTCTAACATTGCCCTCTGAGTAGCACGGTCGGGGGCTCTGCCGTTACTTGTGCCACCGATAGCTGCAATCATGGCAACCCGAGCCATGGCCCGATCCCGTCGATTCTCAAGCTTCGCCAAGTCGTTGACAGTTTGCACGCCTGCCGCCTGCAGCTGTGCTGCTACCGCTGCCTGCTCTTGTGGTGACATCGTGACTTCACCGGACATGACTTTCTCTACAACCTGATCGGTAGGCATGTCCTTAGTTTCTTCAACAACTTTGTCGACGGACGCCTGTTGCTCGGGCGTGTCCATGGTGAATGTTGCAGGTTCGAGTTCGGCTATTTCTTCTTTCAGCCTATTAACGCGGTTTTGAGCGCCTCTCATTGCATTCTTACTTCGGCCTGATTTTTTCAGGTTTTCAAGGCGAGCCTCTTCTGCTTCGAGCTGCTCTCGCTTCTTTTCTAAGCCCGAGTTCATCTTGCGCTCTTCAATTCGGCGCAACATCTCTTGGTTACGTCCGATTTGCTCAGGCTTGGGTTCAGGCTTGGGTTCAGGTTCGGGGGGTGGCTCACCGGATGCAACAGAGTCAATGAACTGCTGGCGCTCGGTCGGGTCTTCGATATTTGCAGCACCTGCTATTACGCCCCTGCGGACAGCGACCTGCTGCTCTACCGGCTGGTTAGCAATACTTTCTTCGAGGGCAGAAAAATCGGCATCTACCATGCCTTCAGCGGCCAAGGCACCTTGTATATCGTATGCAGTTTGAATTCTGCGTGAAGCACCTAGAGCGACATCAGCAGATTTTACGAAATCCTCTAGTGTTGCGAACTTCGCAACAGGCGCATTAGGATCTTTTGATCCATCCGCTGTAATAACGCCGAAAGTCCCGTCTTCGTTCGATGTTTGAATGACCCAGCCTTTACCATCAGGAGCTTTGACGAAACGGATGTCTTTTACTGAAGGATCTATCAAGCCAGAAGTGCGAGCGATATTCTTCATTGCATCTATAGATGCGGCGTCACCAGCTTCTAGCTTGGCTGCTGCTTTTGAGAGGTCAATCCGAGTCTTGGTGTCGTTGAAAAGACCCGCGTCGTCGACCATCAGCATATTCTGGTTGGCGGCAGCTACGTCTAAGCGCTCCCGCTCTTTGATGGCATCGCGACGTTCTTGAGCTTCCCGTATAGTGAGCTCTCGCTCTAATCGATCAGCTTGCTTCTGGGCAGAGATGGCTGAACCCGCTCCCGCTAAGCCTATCCCGACGCCCGCTAATCCATCCAAAAGACTCATGACAGTTCCTTATATGAATGCCGCAAGAATAGCCGCAGCGCCGAGACTGCCGATCAGCCCGTAGGTCTGAGATTTTTGCGCGGCTTTAGCTTGCTCATACTGGTTCTTTCGAGCAGTCGCATCTGCTGCAGCCGATCCCATTTGCTGCAAAGAACTCCGATTCACGCCCTGTCCAATATTGATCAGATCTGCCAGCAGTGTCTGATTGGCGTCGCGTTGCGCTAGGCGGGCGTCGCCAAGTGCCTGAATCCCGCCTAAAGTATTACTGCGGCCCAAGCTACGCTGCATCTCTTGTTGCTGTGCGGGGGTAAGTGCAGTTCCGTAACGACTAATGTTTCGCTGAGCGATGTCACGCGCCTGCTGCTGTGCACCTGCAATGTCTTCCCGCGCCTGATCAATAATGCTGGTATCAGTCTGCGCTTGATTAATTAGATCTTCTTCGAATCCGCCGTAGTTATTAATAAAGTCTATGTACTGCTGTCTAGTAAGATCAGCAAAGGCTTGATCAGGATCACTGACTGTCGGAATGTTGACAGCGTTGCTTGGTGGCGTGTAACCGGGTGGCAAGGTGTAATTAAAACCCATTTGCGCGGTTTGGATCTCTGGTGTTTGCTCAACTACAGATAAGTTAAGTTGCGGATCCGATTGCCGCTGTTGTCGCCGCAGCACCATTTGCTGCTGCTGAACAGTTAATTCTTTAGGAAGGCCATAAAGTGCCATTAGATCCCCCCTTGATTTTGCATATTGTCAAAGAATCTCTGGGTAAAACCGCCTACCTTCGAGTCGGCAAATTCAGGGTTTGCTTCCATGTACTTATTCAATCCGGCCCCAATTGCGGCTCCGGCCAACTGACCGCCTGCCTTGTACTTAGCAGCAGCTACCTGTTGATTCGCTCGGGCTTTTGTTAACGCCTCAGAAGTAGCAAGACGCGATGCCTGGGCAAGTCCGCTTTGTGCTTCTGCGGCTTGTCCGCGAGCAGTGCCGAGCACGCCAGTTTTCATCCGGTTCTCGATGCCTTTAGCAGCTGCGGTTGCTTGGCCCAGCTGACCCTGAATAGCAGCAGCGCGATCACCAGCAGCTCCAACGCGCATCGTCTCCTGAAAGCCACCGTCAGCCAGCGCCTGCTGGGTGTCGGCGTTAGCTCTGCCGCGCAACGTGGTTTTGTAGTCGTCGGTCATAGACTTGTCGCGCATCTGCTGAAGCAATGGGTCGTACAACTGCTTGAAACGGTCGTACTCTGCTTTTGCTACGCCTGCTGAAACCTTCTCAGCTTCGGACTGTTTTGGTTTATCTGGGCTGCTGCTCATTGCCGCACGTCCTTCTTTAAAGAAATAAAGTCGACATCCCAACCGACTTGCTTTTCAACATATTCAGCTAGTTTCTTATTAAGAGTCCTAACTTCGACAAAACTAGCTCCTATATCGCGAGCCACTTGCTCAAAAAAAGCAGTATGTCTAACTGCTTCTGCCCCACCGCGCTTTTTTGCCCATGCAAACCACATAAATAAAGATTTAGCTCCGCTAAACATGGCCGTAGAGACAGTAGTCACAACAAACCCATCATCTGTAACCCAAAGATGTGCATCCTGTGCTTTACATGCTGCGTAAACGTCTTCGGGAATAATCTCAAGATATGAAGTGCTCTCAATAATTTCCTCAATCGCCGGTTTAACCCACCACCAATGCTCTTTAATGTCTGCAAGAACCGGATCACTTGATCTCTCTTCCGTATCGGTTTCTTTGGAACTTATACGAGCGATGGACGCCTCCATAATTCACCTTCCTGGCTATTGGCATATCTGCATGACGCGCTCTGCGGTCTGCTTCTTGAATACTTTGCTGAAATAATGTGCCGTACACCTGTGCAGCGCCGAAATCCGTCCACTCTTTGCTAGGTAGGCGCAAAAGTCGAAACAGCGCACCCTGCACGATAGCTTCTCGATAGTCAGTCATGACATCGTTGTCACAGGCTCTTGATGAATACGTGGGCTTCAGTTGGACTCGCAGTATTACGGCTGATGACTTCGTTTCGTTGGGTACCGGAACGAGCCAAAATGTAGATTGGTTTACTTTTACAAAATAATCTGGCTCGCCAGCGTTATCTGCGTTTCGCCATTTTGGGACTCTTTGTTCTAGAAGCCCCGTAGAGATCGGCTCTAGGTCATCTCCGTTGTATGTTAGCCACAAAATTTTGTGCACGACTGATCCGCTGGGCGGCTCCAAGTCATACTCATAGATGTTAGCGACAGTCGTTACAGGATCTAACTCCTGCTGATAAACGGGAGCTTTTTCGCAAAGCTCTATCGCTGCAGCTCGGATGTTGCTTTCTATAAGCGTATCGGGGCACCCAGGGACCATCGGTATAATCTCGGGCAGAAGCGTTTCGTATCTAATAGCCACGGGCTATTACCCCACTGCTGTTGTTAAGTTCGGATTAGCTCTACTTTCGGTATTAGGAGTTGTGATCAAATCCACCTGTCCTTTGCCGGTCAAAGACTGCAAGAACAACTGATAGTGTCCGTTAGCACGCTGAGAGTTGCCTGCATACTCTGCGTCTTTTAAGTACGCTTGATACAGCACGTAATTCATAACCGCGTTCGCGTAAATATCAGGAATAGATAGATTGTCGTTAGCCGTGATAGATGCTGGGTTTGCAGAGTAAACAATCTCAATGTAAGCGCTGCCGCTTACCCCAGGGTATACATAAAAGTTGCGCGGATTCTGCTCGTCATAAATATAGTGTTTTACTTCTGTGCCGTGAGCTGCGTCCCCCGTTACAGCAGGATCATGCCAGTCAGGTACTTGAGCATCTAATATCTCTCGCGAGACTAAACGTATAGATCGCTTGCCTGTGCCGCCAGACGCAGCTGACATATTTCGCACTACTCTCAACAAGCGATTTCCCGCACTGGGAATGGACTGTTTTGTACCAGTGGCAAGAGTAATCGTTTCATTAGTAGCAGACGAATCTGGCTTTAGTAACGCAATCTCTCGTTGCGCGTCATTTACCCAGTAAATCAACTCGGCCTCTGGCCATCGAATATTAGAGGTATCCTGCAGGGTAGTCTCTACTCTTGTGAGGACGCTAGCTACCGTAACGCTCATTGAAACTCTCCTTTATGAGTTAAGGGCCTGCTGCCAAGCCTCTTCACGTTCATTCGTGGGTACTGTGCGTCCTGCGTACTTGTTTACAGCGGTAGCTTTTGGCGTTCCGTCTGCTTTGAAATCATCGGGATTAGCCGAATTAATAATTTCGTTCATAACGTCTACCAGTGGTTTATCTTCTTCGGCCACCGGCTTGGGTTTAGGATCCGAGTCAGACTTGGGGGCGTCCCCGGCAATCTCAGCGCCCATGGTCAAGGCGATTTTTCCGATCTCATCACCTACTTCTCTAGCTACGCCTGCTTCAAAAAGCACTACGGCCCCGGATAGCATCGCTATCCTTAAAGGCTCCTTGCTAATAATCTTCATGAGTTTTCCTTAAAAAAGGCCCCCCGAAGGGGGCCATGGACCTTACTGAGCGGTATCGAGGCAGACGACTCCGAAGTCTTCTACGCCACCGTTGATGTCAGCGTTGTACTTAGGCTTGCGAAGACCGAAGATCTTGCCTACCGAAATACCCAGCTGATTACCGTAGTCGAAGGTATCTTCTACGATCTCAGGCAGACCAATGTCAGCCATAGCCAGCGCCTGAGCACCTACAAACAGAGCTCGTGCACCGGTTACGTCTGCATCAGCACCCCACTTGTAGCCAGCAGCACCAGCGTTAGAGGAAGTACCAGTCGTAGCACCTTCAGTTGAGAAGACGTGACGGAACTCGTGAACCATCACACCGTCAACCATCAGGCTTGAAGAACCGGCAAACAACTCGTTGCTGGGGCCACGGATACCTGCGTTACGGACGTTAGCCAGGAAGTCTGAGTCGAGCTTCAGATCAGCCATTTGCTGCGGGGTAACAAACAGGTGGAACACCTCTTGGTTTCCAGCAGCACGCAAGCCACGGATGTAGTTGTCTTTGGCGTATGCCTTGAGCTCTACAATGTGACGATAAGCCAACTTGTCAGTGGCTGTAACAGCAGTAGTGTCGCCCGCAGCCAAAGTCGTACCGCTAACTCGACGGTGTCGGTTAGTAGTAGGAGCAGACACGTCTGAAGCAAACTCCAGGTCTACTAGCTCGTGACCAGCAGATGCAGAGGTTGCACGCAATGCGCCATTGGTCTTGTGGGTATAAGCAACACCAGACAGAGTCAGGAACGCCAGCTGGTCGATACGATCAGCCATGGCGTAAGCCAGCATGTCGCGTGAAGTCTCACGGAAGTTAACGATCGTCTTCTGATCGGCAACTCGGCCCGCGATCCGGTTTGCGAAACGCAGCTGGTCCAGCTCAATGGTGATGTCATACGCGCGGAGGGCTTCTTCATTACCTTCCAGCGTGTTGTCACCAGTGATACCGTCTCCAGTCATGTCAGCAAGCAAGGTTAGGTTAGCCTTTGTGCCTTTCTCTGACTTGGTGAGCTCGGTGATGCGCTGAACAGCAGAGTTCTGGCCGGTTCCAGCAAACTGATTAACAAAAGAAGCGTTGCGGGCAACGCGCCAAAAGTCACGGGACCACGCCTGAAGCTGGTCGCCCGTGAGGGTTCCGAAATTAGTAGTAGCCATTTGGGTTCTCCCTTAATAGGCATAAAAATATTGGCGGCAAAAGCCACCGTTCTTAGCCGACTTAAAGGAGCGGCTAATCCGTATCCCCGTATCGTGAGGCGACGAACTAGCGCTGTTTTACGAGGGGCGACCTCGGCTTCTTTTACGCCTATGCAGGCGAAGGCGTTTTTAGCGTGATCGACACGATCAGTTATCGTACTGATAGACGAATGCTACTCTGATATTAGCGTGAGTAATAGTAAAACGCAAGATCTATGGTGCCGACTTTATAATCAAAAAGACGCCATAAAGTACGACCCCACTAAACCCTAAAGCTAAAATGATAAAAATAGAATCAAGCAGTAAACGTCTACGTCTCCTTTGCTTATAAATTGCTTCTTCGCGCTTCTTCTTGATAGAGCGCCGCAGCATTATCATTTCTTGGTAGGTCTCTACTCCATACGCCCAAACAATAAGTTCGCGAATTTGTTTTTCTTGTTCTTCGAGTTTCTTTTTAGCGATTACGCTGTTTAATGCTTGCTGTTCAACGGTATTGCCATCAAACAGCTTTTTAAAGATGCCTGGATTTTCAGCTTCCTGTTCTGCCTCTTTAATATCGGCTGCAAACGAATACCACTGCCCTAGTTTTTGGGCAACGTGTTCTATCTCAGCCCCCTTATTTACTAGCGTCTGTATACCCTTGAAGGTTGTAGACGCCATAGCGATCATTGATAGGGGATCCATAACTCACCGATAACGTGAGGTCTTCTTAGCAATATTTTTAGGCTGCTTAGAAAACTGTTTACCCTTCCTGGTATCTTCGCGCTTCTTCCTAGAAGTTGC